TGACAGGCGGTAGACGTAGCCTCCCGGTGTCAAGACCGCCTTGTGGATAAATGAGGACATGAAGAACACGAAGAACCTATCTACGATACGGCTGCTTGGCCAGCACATACGTAGTAGTCTAAATGCAGTTATCATGTGTGCCTCACTGACACGTGTGTCGAAAGCTGAAAAGTCACCCTCAAGTATTGAGTGACACCCTTTGAAGTCTGCGAACAGGCTTTCCCAGCCGCCATGCGTAGACTTAAGACCATATGCTAAGGGTGTCTTTCTGGTAGACATTTCCCTGGTCCATAGCTGGGACCATACCATCTGGACCATCTGTTGAGGTAGCTCAGGCATCAGGATCAGCCTAGCCTTTACCTCCTTCCAGGCGGTTATGGCAGGGTCAATTTGATTCAGCTTGGCACGCCCACCGCAAGCCCACAGAGAATGGTCCAGTGTGACACCGGCCACTATCTGTAGCCACAGTTGCTGGGCAACCGCCGTGGCGGCGCGCAGCATCGAGCCTTTCGTTTGAGACTTCTGATGGCTGAACATACGGCCTACGTAACTCGTAATGAAACCAGGAAAGGTGTCACCCGAGATGTTGACGTGACGTAAGTCGTTGAGGCCAGGAATACTCATGTGTGGCATATTGAGGTGGCCGACCCAGTGCATAACGTGACTTAAACTATCGGCCGTCGCAGTGTGGGAAGTACCGCGCGCTGTTGAGCACAAGATCTTGTAGTTGTGCTCCCAGGAACCGTTGGCCATAAAGAAGTCCCTAGGGTCGGGTAGGTCCTTGATTGCTTTGGGGGCCCAGTCTGAGTTCCACCACATCCAGATCATCTTGGGACACTTGACGATCTTGGGCGGGATGGATCCGACCTTAAAAGGGACAGTCCGGAGGAATTTGTTTACGTGCGTGATTGGAAGGAGGGAGTGATCATCCTTTAGCCGGTCTGGGTGCTCCCACAGGGCGTTCCTGCTCTGCGGGGGCAGGGCGGTGGTGACGCTCACCACCCCAAAGTGTCCCATCGCGGATTTGGGCACGTTAGCAGATTTCCCCCGCCTAGTTTCACTCCCCTGGTACACGTGTATCCGTGCGGCGAGGGCATGCTTTACGATCCCAGCGTGGACGTGTAGAGGGGAGTTAATCATCGAGGGTCGATGTAGCATGTAAAGTATAAATGTATTAAACCCAGATAACCACGATGAGCCCGTTACCCAGCTGTAGCGAAGTATGCCTTTAAAGAGAATCTCCTTCCGGAAGCGTCTGCAGCTCTAGCGAGAGGAATGAGCTCACGTTTGAGCAATGTTAGGGCAGCTCGTCGGTGTTCAGACGAGAGAAGAGACCCCTCAGCTGGCAACCTACGCCGCAAGTACGCAGCAGGAACATCAGAGAGTGAAAGGCTAACAACAATGGTAAGGCCCGTGTGAAGCCGAGAAACTGCAAGCTCATGAGCGGTCTGGGCCTCGGCCCAGGCGGCTGGTCCGGAGGTACGGCGGAATTCAACGTCGG